CTATAAAAAAGTTGCAGAATCTAGATTTAAAAAGTTAGCAAAATCAACCTTTTTAAGTGAAGCATCTTATAAAGAATATAAAAAAGATGATACATTATCATCTAAACAGAAGGTAAATAAATCTATCAAAGAGGTAGCTAGTAGATTATATAAGATAGAACGCGTAATAAATCAAAATATAAAACTTAAAACGGAAGAAGGTATTGATAATAAACAATATTGGAAATCTACAAGAAAAACTTTATATAAAATATCAGAGCGTATGATGCGTATTGGTGAAAAGTTGAGAAAGTTTTAATGAAAAAGAAGGTGTTAAAAGAACAAATGAGTGAAAAAATGGTTAGAGATCTTATTCGTAGAGAGCTAGCCAAAATTTTCTTTGATTTATATAGAAAACGCGCTACATGGGAGAAAATATAATGTCTAAACAACTATTAATAGATTATACACCCTTTAACATATCACCACAAATGATTATGGAATCAGAACAACAAAATAACGGTAGAGTTATTGTTACTGGTGTGTTACAAAGAGCTGGTGCAAAGAATCAAAATGGAAGGGTATATCCTAAAGATATTCTTATGAGAGAGGTAACTGAATATAAAAAAATTCAAGTATCTGAAAGGAGAGCATTAGGTGAGTTAGACCACCCAGAATCTTCTGTTGTTAATTTATCAAATGCATCGCATAATGTATTAGATGTATGGTGGAAAGGTGATGATGTTGTTGGTAAGGTTGAAGTTCTTTCAACACCAGCTGGTAATATATTAAAAGAATTGCTTAAATCTGGTATTAAATTAGGTATAAGCTCTAGAGGATTAGGTTCAGTTAAACAAGTAAATGAAGATACTGTAGCTGTACAAGATGATTTTGAATTAGTGTGTTGGGATTTTGTAAGTAACCCTTCAACTCATGGAGCTTTTATGAGACCTATGAATGAATCAGTATCAAGTAAAAAAGTAAAATTAAATAAATACTATAAAGTTAATAACATTATTAATGAAATGTTATGTGATTTAACATGTAAATGTTCATTGCCTGGAGATACAAAATGAAAAAGCTAGATATATCAGAAGTAGGCATTAAAGTATTTAATAAACGAATATTAAATGAAAAAACTCACAAGTTGAGTGCTAATTTAAGTCATGATCATGTAAAAGCAGTAAAAGAGAATGGACCGTTTATTGTTGATATTATGCATACAAATAAGCCTGGTGTAGCTCGATTCAAAGCTGGTGATACTATTAAGTTCACATGGCCTGATTATGAAGGAGCACCATCATTTACTGGGAAGGTAACAAACAAGCCAGTTCCTGATAATACAAAAGTATTAGCAACATCTAAAGCCTTCAAGCCAACCCTTTTTTCTCCTTTTCCAACAGTGAATAAAGAAAAATGGTTTTATCTTGACGGACCAAAAGTA